GAGGGGTCGAAGGGCGTCGCCGTCGATCTTCCGGGCGGGATGTGGGGCACAGACAAAAGCCGGAAGCATCTGGAGGCAGCCTGCGCTGACCTGCGCGGCCGCGGTTACGATGCCCGCTGCATCTTCGGCGACAGCAGGTCGGCCGGCATCCGTCAGCTTGTCATGGTCGAGGGGCCATACGACGCGGCGCTGATCGACGGCGATCATCGCTATGCCGGCGTCAAGGCGGATTGGGAGAACTATGCCCGGTTCGCCCCGCTGATCGCGTTCCACGACATCGTGGGGCATGGCGAGGCCGAAAAGGTCCACGGCAATGCTGTCGAGGTGCCGCACCTCTGGGCAGAACTGAAGGTTGAGCACGAGCACGTCGAGCTTGTCGGCGAAGGTTCAACGATGGGCATCGGTGTCATCTTCAAATGAGGGCAGCCGTTTATCACTCGCCGCGCGGAATGAGCGGGCATGCAAGCGCAATGCTCCACGGTTTCCAGCGCCATGGCGTTCACACATCGACGTTCTCGAACATGCCAGAGGCCGGCGCAGACCTTGCTGTGATCTGGGGATGGCGGGTAGGGCGCCGGCTGCGCGAGGCTGGGTTCGATAAGCCGATCCTCGTCATGGAACGCGGGTATATCGGCGATCGTATGGGAATTTGGACATCGCTGGGCTGGGATGGCCTCAACAACCGCGCCCGGTTCCCAGAGCCTCAAGATGAGGGCCAGCGGTTCTGGTCCAGCCACGGCGGCCTCGCGAAAGAATGGGAACGGTTCGACGGCTATCACCTGATCGCTGGGCAGGTGCTCGGCGACCAGTCTCTCCTGACGGTCAACTATCTCGAATGGCTGAAGGACACGATCGATGAACTGGACCGCATGGGCGTCGATGTGCGGTTCCGGCCACATCCAGAAGCAGTGCGGCGAGGGCAGCAGTTTCCGGTGCCGTCGTACATGGTTTCCAAGGGAACGCTGGAGCGCGATCTGTCCGAGGCGGCATGCGTCATCGCCTACAACTCGAATGCGACCGTCGATGCGGTTCTGGCGGGCATCCCGGCGATCACGGTCGATGAGGGTGCGATGGCTTGGGATGTCACCTCGCATCACGTCAGCCAGGCGCTTGTGACGCCGGATCGGAATGAATGGTTCCGCCGCATGGCGTGGACGCAATGGACTTTGCAGGAAATCACGTCTGGCGAGGCGTGGGAAGTCGTCAGGACAGCGATGTAATGTCGAAAGTCACAGGGCACCGACAGACGGCCGCTGCCATCCGCAAGCTCGCCCGACTGCCGCAGGGAGTCGTTGGTAAAGCGTCTCGGAAAGCGATGGCGCCGATCCTGCGCGCAGCCAAGGCCAACCTGCGCAAGAACAAGAGCTACAAGCGCGGGGTTTTGAGCCGGTCCCTCGTCATCCGGAAGCTGCGAGGCACGACGTCGCTCAGTCAGTGGGTTATCGCGGCGTCGGGTAGGGGCATTGGAATATCTGCACTCGTCGAATTCGGAACTGCGCCCCACTGGCAACCTAAGCGCGGGCGGATGCACCCCGGCGCGCGGGCCAAACCATTCCTGACGCCGGCATTTGAAGCGCACGATGATCAGGCCGTCAAGATCATGGTCGATGAACTCGGCAAGGGCATCATGCAGCATGCCCGCGCAGTAGCCTACCGGGGCAAATGACATGATGATCCTCGCGGCCTACAAGGCGCGGCTTCTGGCGGCGCCGGCGGTCGCGACGAAGCTGAAAGGCGGCATACATGTCGCCGTGGTGGCGCAAAATTCGCTTCACCCTCACATCCTGTTGGAGTTGGTCGAAGAGGGGCAGGATTACACCCACCAAGGGCCGGTCGGCCTTCTGGATGCGCACATTCGGGTGACGTGCCGCTGCGCAAACGCCGAGACAGCCTTGCCGCTTGGAGATGCCGTCGTCGCGGCGCTGGAGAACTGGACCGGGACGCTGAGCGGTTGCTGGGTGCAATTATCAGAGAGGTTCAACACCGCTGCTGACTTCGAGCCCGGCCCCAACGTCTTCCGCCATATCAGCGAGTACACCGCCTACTATCGGAGAACGACATGACCGAGGACGACAAGCCCGTCTCCGCGCTGCCGGAGAAGTTCGAGGTGTTCGAGCGCACCATGAAGGCTGCCGACGCGATGGGAATGTCCCCGGAGAAAATGGCGCAGGTTACGGAAACGATCGCGGACGCCTTTGCGCCAGCCGAGGAGAGGCCCAAGCGTCGCCGATCCACGCCGGCCGTGAAGCCGAAGGACATGCCGGAGCCGGAGAAGAAGAAGCGCCTCACCGCGGCCGACGTGCCCGGTGTAGGCGGCATGATCGAGAAGCGGTGGGCGGGCAAGCCGATGTGGGAATGTCCGAAGTGCCTCGCGACGACGTTCAAGGAGCAGGACGCCAAAGTCCACCAGTGCAAGCAGGTCAAGTACGCCGACGAGGAAGGTTTGGCGGACTGACATCCCCAGCAATCGGAAGCCCGACGCCCGGCCATCGCGCCGGGCTTTTTCGTGAAAGGACAGGAACATGGCAAATCCGAACAGTGAGGCGCAGCTTGGCTACGGCACCAAGTTGCGAATGGGCGACGGCGGGAGCCCGCAGAGCTTTGTCGAGATCGGCGAGGTTGGCGATTTCGAGGATGGTGACACCATCGAACTCGTCGAGGTCACGAACCATCAGTCGCCCAATAGTCGCCGCGAGTACATCGCTGGGCTCAAGGACGGCGCCGAGATCAGCTTCCCGGTCAACTATCTGCCCGGCCACGCGACGCATAACCGTGCCACAGGACTGCGCGGCAAGATCGGCGAAGTGCTGGATTTCCAGATCGTCGCTCCCGGCGAGACGGAAACCTACAACTTCTCGGCCCTCGTAATGGGCGTCACCCGCTCGTTCCCGGTTCAGGGCGTGATGCAGATGACGGTGACGCTGAAGAAGACCGGCGCCGACACCTACACGCCGATCCCGTGAGGTGATCTGTGGCCGTGAATCCTCTCAAAGGCGAAGTAGCCATCCCTGAAATCGGGAAGGGCTACTTCATCGCCTTCACCCTGGCCGACATTGCCGCCTTGGAGGCGGAGTACGGCCGGGACTTTTTCAACGACATGGAGCAGGCGTGCGTTGATCGCGCTTTCCCTGATCTGACGAAGATTCTCGCCATCGGCCTGCGCAAGCGGAACAGCAAGGGCGAGGTCGAGAAGGTCGGCGACGACGAGGAGTTCTTCCACGACCTCACCCAGCGCGAGGATTTCGATCTCGCCTGCGTATACCAGCCGATCATGGACGCGATCTCGAAGTCGTGGCTCGGCAAGACACACGCCCAGCTTGTCGAGGAGGCCGTCGAGGCTCGCAAGAAGCAGGATGCCGAGAACCTGAAGCGAGCCAAGGAGGCGGCGGAAGAGAATGGTGTCCCTTTCGACGAAGCGTTGTCGAGCGGGCTCTTCAAGCTGCTGACACATATGGCCTCGACCCAACCACCGTCTGGGAACTGACGCCTCACGAGATTTTCCGCATCGCCAAGGCGAGATCGGAGAAAGAGGCCCAGGATTTCAAGCAGGCGATCACCGTCGCCTGGCTCAACGCCAAGCTCCAACGAGCGAAGACGATCCCCAAACTGGAAAAGCTGACCCGCGAGAACAAGCCGCCCTCGTTTCGCGAGGTTGTTGAGCGCATCCGGTCTGCTCCATCCGCAGAAAGCACGTAGCCCATGGTCTCCACCGCGGCCCGCGTCGGCTCGATCAATGTTCTGCTTTCGACGCAGCTTGGGCCGGGCATGGCTGGGCTCAATGCGTTCGCGGGCGCCGTTGATCGCACTGGCGCGTCCGTCTCCCGCAGCGTTGCCGGTATCGACCGCTCTATTGGCGGGCTCAACCGCTCGATGGGCAACATCAACACGCGGGGTATGACGAGTCTCACGCTCAGTGCCCTGCGCGCCGGAACGGCGATCAATCAGCTTCAAGGTGTCGCTCTTGCGGCTGGCGTCGCCGTGGGCGGTCTATTCCCAGCGGCTATTGCGGCAGGCATGATCCGAACCGTGGATGGTGCCCACCGTCTCAGCAACCAGCTTCGCACAGTCACAACCGACGCCAACGACCTGAAGGATACCCAGCAGGCGCTCTATGAAGTCGCCCAGCGGTCCCGATCGTCTTTCGACGGCACCGTGACGATCTACGCCCGCACCGCACGCGCGGTCGAGCACCTGAACATGAAGCAGAAAGACCTGCTTCGGATGACGGAGACGGTGCAGAAGGCGTTCGCCGTCGGTGGAGCGACCACGGCCGAGGCGTGGGGCGGCGCCGTCCAGCTTTCGCAGGGCATCGCGTCCAACCGCTTCAGCGGCGACGAGTTCCGGTCGGTGGCTGAGAACGCCCCTGTTTTGCTTCAGGGCATGGCAAAGCATCTCGGCGTCACCATCGGCAAGCTGCGCGAGATGGCGCATGCCGGCCAGTTGACCGCGGATGTCGTCACGAGAGCCATCATCGGGGCATCGGATGAGATCGATGCGGCCTTCGCGAAGACGACCTCTACCATCGAGCAGGCTTGGACGCGCGTCGGTAACGCCGTCACCAAGTACGCGATGGATTCCAAGCAGGCGGATGCTGCGTCGCTGATTATCGTTGGCACGCTCAACATGTTGGCCGAGAACGTTGGAGACGTGGCGACCGCGCTGTCGCTTCTCGGCATCGCAATGGTCTCTGCCCTCGGCGGCCGGGCGATGTCTTCCATTGCAGGCGGCATCCGGGCGGTTACGACAGAAACGGCGAAGGCACGCGCTCAGTCCAAGCTTGCGGCACAGGAGTCATTGAAAGCCGCTCAAGCCGAGGCTGCCGCGAACGCCACAAGGCTCGCCAGCGCGAAGGCGTACTACAACACCGTCACCCAGGGCGTTGCCACCGAAAAGACCCGACACAGGGCTTCGCAGGCGCTCTACAAGGCCAACCTCGCGAACGCAGCTTCTCAGAAAGCCCTAACAGCAGCCACCGAGCAGTACGGGGCTGCGGCATCAAGAGCGACAGCTCGCGCTGTGGCGTTGAGCGCCGCGCAGCGTACAGGTGGGTTCCTTCTCGGGCTGGTAGGCGGCGCCCCCGGCGCGGCGCTCCTCGCTATTCTTGGCTCAGTAGCCATGATCGGCAGCGCGATGTCGAACGCCGACGCCGCGACCGCAGACTGGATACAGGGTCTCCGGGACGCGGGCCTCCTTGCCGAGGATGCCAAGAACAAGGCGGGCGAGATCGACGAGGCGATCAAGACCGGGAACACGACGAGGCTCCGCGAAGAGCTTGCGAAGGTCAATGTCGAACTCGACCGTATCCAACACGGGAACTTGTGGGATCGGCTGACCGGCAAGCTCAACAATTTCGACGCGATCATCAAAGAGGTGAGCGGCGACATTCTCCGCCTGTCGGATTCTATCGCGTCCCTTGAGCGCGCCGGGCTCAATGTGCCGGAGGCGATGACGACGCAACTGGCCGATTTCGAGCGGTTTCTAGAGATCATCGAGGCTGTCCGAGAGGCCGGCGGGTTCACACAGGAGTTCCGCGAAGAACTTCAGCAGATCGCCAATCGGCACAAAGACCTTGATCCGCTGCTTGCCACGCTCGACGAGATCGCCCCGCTTCTCGATGCAGGCAGCGAGGCCGCGCGCCGGCTGGAGAACGATCTGGCTCGCCTCGACGGCACCGTAGTCAATATCCGCATCAACTACGGCGAGGTCCGCGCCGCCGAAGACGCCTCGATGAAGGCGCTTGGCGACATGCAGACGCGAGGCGAGGCATATGAGCGCCAGGCCATGCGTTTGGCCTCGATGACAAAGGCCGAAAAGGAACTCGCCGACGAGATGAGCCGGGTCCGCAAGGAACTGGAGCGTCGCGAGGCGTATCTGCCGGAGAGTTCCATAAGGGACGTAGCACTCGCCAACATTGCCCAGCGCGAGAGCTTCAAGACGCCGAAGAAGACGCCGGCCCCGCGCAAAACCGCCGATGACCGCTTCGATAATATGCTGCAAGCGCTTCAGGATCGCACGCAGGCGCTCATTGAGGAGCGAAACGCTCTCAATCTGTCCTACGCCGAGCAACTTCGTCGACAAGAGGCGCTGAAGCTCGAGCAGGAGGCGCTAAAGCAAGCGAGGGAAGAAGCACGCCGCAAAGGCGATCAGGACTGGCAGAACGCCGGCATTTCGGAAGAGCAAATCCGGCTGATTCACGAAAAGGTCGATGCCCACGTGGCAGAGGCCATGGCCCTCAAGGAAGCGAAAGAAAGCCAAGAGGCATGGAAGGATGCAGCGGCTTCAGCCGGCGATCTGCTGCGCGGGCTTATTGACGGCTCGAAGGATTGGAAAGATGCGCTCCTCGACCTGATTCCGGTCGTCCTGAAGCTGATGAACAGCTTGAATGTCGCTGGCGGCGGGAAGGGGCTGTTCGGCGGCGGTATCTTCCAGAGCCTCATGGGCGGCCTCTTGGGGGTCTCCTTCCACGGCGGCGGCACGGTCGGGAAAACCGGCAATGTCGTCCAATTCCCGACCGGCGCTCCCTTCGCTGGCGTCTTCCACGGCGGCGGCAACATCGGCGCCCCTCGCGCCAAGCACGACGAGATGATGGCACTCGTCAAAAAGCACGAGACCGTACTGACCAGCGGCCAGACCGACCGCACAATCAGCGCGCTTTCGGCATCTGCGTCTCGGATGAAGGAGCGCGACTACGTTCAGGAAATCCTCGTCCGCGGCGTCTTCGTCGATGATGGGGGCGTTGTGCACGGGATCGCGGATAGTTCGAGCGCGAAGATGGGCGCGCAGGTGGCGCGCGCCGTCCCCTCAATGGCACTCGGGGCCATGGACACGGGCCGCACCCGGCGCACGCGTACAATCTCACCCGGAGGCGGGGTCTGATGGCACGCCTGATCTCTCTCAGCGATGCGGGCATCACGGCCCTTACGCCGATCTCAGGGCCGATGGCCCGAAACTCGGGGTCGAACACAGCGCAGGACGGTTCGGAACAGGTCTATGCGGGTGTTGGGGATGTCGTCGCGCTCAATGTCGAGTTCAATCATAAGGCTGGGCTTGGTGCGCTGACGCAGCGAGGTCGGATGATCGGCGTCCATGGCGGGGCCAATGCCTTCCGGCTGCCTGTGTTCGACCCGGACATGATCTCGCCGCGTGATGCCGGCCTTGATGTCCCCGCACGCCTCGGCTGGCGGGGGCTGAAGGACGTCAACTGGTCGAACGGAAAGCCGTGGTCGAACGGGAAGGGGTGGGAACCGACGGCGCCGACGGTCAAGATCGCGGCACCGGCGGCATACGGCTCGCACCTTATCCGACTGGCGGACGAACATTGGGGGCATCGCCTGCCACTCGGCTCGTGGTTCGGGTTCTACCCGTTACACTTCGGCCTTTATACGGTGACCGAGGAGCGCGGCGATGGTTGGTATCGGATCTGGCCGTGCCTGCGCAAAGCACTGACGACAGATGATTTCGCTACTCTGCATCCGGTCATCGTCATGCGACCACGGCCGGGCGTCTTGCCGCCGCGGCGAGGGCTTGCCGTCACCGACGAGTTCTCGGTCGATCTCGTCGAGGTGATCGATCCGTATGTCAGGCGTCAGTTCGCTGGATGACGAAAAGCGATGCCGGTTGCCTTGACCGTAGACCAGCAATTGGTGACGAAGCTGGTGCCGCCACGTTCATAGCGGATACGAGCAGCGCCTGTCGCTCCCATTGCCATGGCCTTCTCCCGAATCTGGGCATTGGCTTTCTCTTCGGTCGGCGCGGGATCGAGCGCGCTGTTACGACATGACAGGCCCTCGACTGTGCCTATCTCAACGGAGCCTGGCGGCGGAACATCGACGATTTGAATCTTGGCGCTGTCCGCCGAAGTCTGGACGATCCCAGCCGCCGGCAAGGGCCCGATTATAGCGCCGGTACCAGTGCCGGGGGTCTGAGCGCACCCGCCGAGCAGCCCGACCGCAAGCAGAACAATATACCGCATGAGGTGCCTCCCATGCCGCCGCATGCTATGCAAGGGCGTCCGAAATGACAACGTTTGCACCTGCTGATTTCGAGGCGTTATCTCGCCTCTATATCCAGCCTGCGTGGTTCGCGCATGTCGACTTTCCTTCGGGGGAACGCCGGCTGCATACCGGGATGGGGCCGGTCGAGGCCGGCGGCCAAGAATGGGAAGGGGTATCCGACCCGTTCGGCGGCCAGCTCGTCGGCTTTGGTGCGGTGGAGGAGTCGTATTTCGGGCAGGCGCCCGCCGTCGATGTCGTCATGTCCGGGGCGAACCGCGAGTTCCTGAAATCGATCTGGGATGACCGCCACGCCATCGAGGGCAGCGCCTGCGATCTCTACTTCGCGACCTTCGACGCCGAGACCGGCGAGCCTGTCGTCATGTTTCGCAGGATGATGCAGGGGCGTCTGACCGCGCCCCGACTCGTTATCAACGGCCCTGTCGTGCGGGCGATTTCGCTCAAAATCATCGGGGAGTTCGAGGGGCTGAACTTCCCGACTATGGGCTCGATGTGGTCGCCTACGGGACAGCGCCAGCGGTATCCGGGCGACAAAGGCCTCGACTACATCTCGGCCGACATCGTCGAGGTCTACAAGCCATGAGTCTGACGGCGAAGGAAGTCCGGGAGCGAGGGGATCGGCTGCGCGCCGTTGCCGAGGAGTTGAAGGGCAAGCCGTGTGAGTGGGGCGTCGATGACTGCTCGATGCTGCCTGCCCGCTGGGTATCCGAGGCGACGGGCAAGACGTTCGATTGGCCCGACTATTCCACCAAGGAAGAGGCGCATGAGCAGATCGAGGCGTGGGGCGGTCTCGTCAACATCTGGAACCACGTCGCGGCTCAACTCGGCCTGAAGATGCGCGTTGGCGGGCCAGAGATCGGCGATGTCGGTATCATCCAGACCGTTCATGGACCGGTCGGCGGCATCTTTCTTCCGGGCCAAGTCATCATGCGCCGGGCCGAGATGGGCGTTCGCGTCCATCATGTGCCGAGCAGTACCCTGCGGCGCGTCGATGGCGAGGTCCTGGAAATCCCTCTGCTTCTGAAGGTCTGGCAGGTCTAGCCATGAAATTGAAGACGGTGATAATGGCCAGCGCCTCGCTGCTGGCTATGACAGCGCATGCCTATGCCGATCCCGTGTCGATTGGTAGCATTATCATTGGTGGGTTTCTGTCGCTTGGGCTTGGCCCGCTGCTACCTACCGTGAGCGCTGCCTTCCTGGGTAATATCGCGCTTGCGGGCGCGTACATCGGATTACAGGCTGCCAGCTATGCGCTGGCGCGCCAACCGGCCGCCAATCCCAATACCTTGAAGAACACGAGCAAGGGCGCCGAAGGACACGGACGCTACGCCTTCGGTCGCGTGATGATGGAGGGCAAGATCGGTTTCGGTAACACGGCCGGCTACAACATTCAGCGGCTGGTTCTGCACTGCTTCGGGCCGATCGATGCGGTGGAAGAATATTTCTACGATGGCCGCTCGATCACGGTCGAGGAGGACGGGGCCGTTTCGAGCCCGCCCTTCGCCAGAACCGGCGGATCGAACCTCTATCTGCGCACCAAGCCGGGTGATGGCTCGGAAACCGCGTGGCCGCAGCTCAAGGCCGATTTCCCGACCTTGTGGACCGATGATCACCGCGTCGCCGGTATCGGCCAGACGCTGCTGACATTCATCAATCCGGGGACAGGGAGTCCGCGCTTCCCTCGGCTGCTGACCGGGGGCGTGAAGCCGGTCAAGATACTGGCCCGCGTTGGACGCGCCTACGACCCTCGCACCGACGAGACCGCGTGGACGCGCAACGGCGTCTTGTGGTGCGCGCACTGGATCAGCCGCCTTCCGGGCTGGTCTAGCGCCATGCTCGATTGGGCCGACATCGCCGCGCGTGCCGACGAGGCCGATACGCTTGTGCCGGTCGTCGGCGGAACTGCGCCGCGCTGCACTCTCTCCGGCGGATGGGAAGGTCCGCTCACCACGGACATCGTGCTCGAAATGCTGGACTCGGCCGGGCTGGAACTGCGCGAGACCGAGGACGGCAAATACACCTTCGCATGGCTGGAAGACGACCCGGCGACCGAACTCGTCATGCCGTGGAGCCGCGAGCAGGACGGCATCGCCTCGCCCTATATCGACCACGACCTTTCCGCCGGGCCCGAGGGGGCGAAGCGGCCTAACGTCTGCACGCTTGAATATTTCGCGCCTGAACGGATGTACGAGATTGCCGAGGGCGATCTGAGCGGCGTCGGGTGGGCGAGGGTGGCTCACGACATTGACGTCTATGGTGATCAGGAGCGGCGTGTCCGGTTGCCGTTCTGCGACAACGTCCATCAGGCATCACGCATCGCTCGACGGATGTTCTACGAGGCGCGCGCTGAAAGCGGCCTCATCAAAACGACGATGGCCGGGCTTGCGACATGGGGCAAGCGGGTTGTCACCATTCAGGTGCCTGATGTCGGCGAGGATGGCGCGCCGGTCAGCCTGAAATGCCGGAAAGGTCCGGTCAGAACCGACCAGGCAGATTGCACCTGCGAGATTCCCGTGACGGTGGTTCCGGCAGAGCTTCAGGTGGAGTGGAACCCGGCGACGATGGAAGCCATGCCTCCGCCTGTTCTGCCGGCGTTCGAATACGAAAGCGACCTCGACACCCCTGCCGCGCCAGTCGAGTACGTTCAGGTCGAGTATCCCGACACCACGCGAGAAATCAGGATCAGGTTCACCGGCGTGACCGGCGGCACGGTGGCCGAGGCGACGAGGCGGACGTTCTCGGACGGCAATCCTCTGCCATGGGCGTCGATGACGGAAGAACGGGTGATTGAACCCGGCTTTCCCAATCCCATCCCGACGAACACATGGCTCGCCTACGCGCCGGCCGACTACGAAGGTCTCGACGCTGACTTTCGGGTCCGGTTCTTCAACAGCGACGAGGAAGGCTCCTATTGGTCGGAGTCGCTCTCGGTTCGGCCGGTAGCGATCGACAACACCGCACCCGTGGCGCCGGTGCTGGAGCCAGCTCCGGAACCCGAAAACACCTTCTTCGCCGTCACGGGCGATAGCCTGAATGTGGTCGCGACAAAAATCCAGAAGCGCGACTATACGATCATGGGCGTTGGCCCGTGGATAGATGTCGCGGCCGAGAGCGCCCGGCCGCATCACGTCACTGATGAATATCCTGTCGTTATAGGCGGCACACAGACCGACGTGCGGGCGATATCGCTCGCGTCTGACGGCACCGAAAGCGCCTCGTCCAACATTATCACGCTGACACCGCCGCCCGCCGGCTAGCAGCCTGCACCTTCGAAAATCTGGAAACGGCCCGTCGATCCTCGCGAGGCGACGACGGCTGACGCTTTGCATCTGGAGATGTATCAATGCCGTACACTAAGACGCCCGCTGATGTTTATGCGCCCACTGACGCGCAGGGCCGGCCTCGGGGCGCAGCCATGGGCGATGCGCTCCTGCTGGCCGAGGAAATGGTCCGCGAGATCGACGGCAAGGCTGACACGACAGTCATCGATGAACTCTCCGACCGCATCGAGGCAGCCGGCCAAGGCTATCGCGTGGCTGAAAGCTGGGCGGTGCTGTCTGGCGAGGCTGGCACGGTCGAGCTCCAGCCCGGCAGAGTGACGGCCGGGGAAGGCACGCATACCGATCCGGTGACGAGCGAGACCGTGCCGAACAAGGGCGAGTATCGCTGGTCGGCATCACCGGCAGGCTGGACGCGCGTGGGCGATCTGGTGACTGCCGACGGCGCGTTGGCGGGGAAGGATACGGTCGGGACGGCAGATATTGATCCGGAGGCCGTGACCAACGCCATCCTGCTTAAAAACGCAGAGACGGCGCTCGATTGGGATGTCATCGACCGGATCGGCTTCTATCGTGCTTCCGGCACGGTCGGCGCGACGATTGGCACGCCGATCTCGTCTGGCAATCTGATGCTGCTGCATCTCCAGGCCAACCCGCCGCGCGCGACGCAGCTTGCCTATCTGCACTCGTCCACAGCGCCGCGCGCATGGCGAAGGTCGCGGGATGCGGCCGGCGTCTGGTCGACATGGCGGGAAGACGTCACGATCGACATGCTTGGCGCACTTGCCTCGCTCAGCAGCGTCGGGTCGTCGGAGCTTCAGGCTCGCGCCGTTATCAGCCCGGCGCTCGGGCGCGGGTTGCTGGGGCCGAACCTGCATCCTGACCCGAACTGCACGAGCATTTCTCTGTATTCGACGGTCGGCGGCAGCATCGCGCGGGGCGTAGCCAACGCCACCCGCGTCGCCGAGTATCTGCTCGCCACCGAACTATCGACGGCGAGAATCGAGGTGACGCATGCGCCGACGCCGGTGGAGGCTGGGCAGGAATATTGGGTGAGCACGCGTCTGGGCTGGTATGCCGGGTCAACGGCGGTGTCGATGTCGGCAGCATGGCAATGGTATTCCGACCCGGCCGGTACTGTGCCGGTGGGCGATCCTGTCGAGCTTGGCGTGCGCTCCGGCGCCAGTGCCGGCGAGGTGCCCTGCTCGGCGCGGGTCGGCATCGCGCCTGCGACCGCGCGGTGCGGGCGGGTCATCCACGTCAAGGATGCGACGGCCGAGGCGTCTCGCATCTACATGACCGATCCGATGGTTTTTCTGTGCCTGCCGAAGGAGCGGCTTTCCTCCGAGATCGCCGGGCTGGTGGGGCGCGTCGCCGATCTGGAGGCGGCGGGCGGTGCCGGCGGTTCGGGTGCAGGGTCGATTGAGACCGACCGCGTCATCGCGGCGAAGGTGTTTCGCGAGGAATTCGACATCGTCGTTCCGCGCAGGCTTACTGTCGCCGAGGCCACCGCGCTGTCGCCGGAACAGCGGCAGGCGCATGACTATTACTACCTGTCCGATGCGACGCCGGGTCAGAAGTTCGTGCATCGCGACGATTTGCCAGAGTTCGTCTCTTTCGGCGATGTGACGCTGGATCGGGACTTCGACGGCGGCGATTATGATCCTTCGTCGGCCATCGCGGGCGATCAGAGCTGGGTGTATCTCGCCGAGCGCGAACCGATCACTACGCCCGGATGGGGCCGGCGCACCTTCATGGCGCGGTTGCGCGGCGTTGCGGGCAAGAGCCCGACAATCTTCCTCCTGCGGCGGTCGCCCGGCAACTACAACTACAGCCAGTGGCGCATCTGCTGGGCGGTGGACCCCAAGGGCCCATGGTATCGGTTTGACAATGAGGATTTCGACACGCCGAACAACCGCTTCGAACTGTCGAATGACGCGCCGTTCGCCAGCGACACCATCTATCTCGCCACCGCGCCGCGCTACACCGTCGAGCGGTATGACGACAAGATCAAAGAGTGGCTGGGCCATCCGCTGACGCGGCCGACGCCTTCGGCGATCGACGGCTACCGGATCGGCACCGTCTCGGCGCGCGTCTGCACCAACGGACGCAGCGTGCCGGACATCGACAGCCACGCCTTCTGCGTCGGCACCGGGCCGCGCAAGGTGCTGCTCACCAGCGGCATTCATCAGGACGAGTTCGTCGGCCACTACATGTTCGAGGGCTTCGTGGAGACGATCCTCGGCGTCTCGGCGCGGGCGCAGCGCCTGCGCCGCGACTGCACCTTCTTCGTCTATCCGCGCGTCAACGCGCAGGGGCTTCACGCCGGCGAGACCCGCGTCGATGTCGAGACCGACAGTGACTGCAATCGCATCTGGTACGATCCGGACCCGAACGACGACAGCGAGCTTCGTACGATCTATCAGGACGCGTTCGCCATCGACCTGCCGCCGCAGGTGGACGTGGCGCTGGACTTTCATGGCTGGCGCGCGACGGGCGGCATGGGCTTCTGGTATCGCGCCGACATCTCGGCCGAGACTGCGCGCCAGCCGTTCCTATCGAACTTCGCCGCTCACCATGACGTTGATCAGTTGTATCCGACCTTCACCTCCGCCTACACCATGTCCTATGCCGCACGGCAGTTCGGCACGCCCTACCTCGTGATGGTGTTCGAGCATAAATACGGCATCGATTTCGGCCCCGAAGAATGGCGCGACGCCGGCCGGCACGGTGCGTGGGCTCTCGACGACACAATACGGCAGGGCCACATTCCGCCACCTTCGCCGCCGGTCAACGCCGTATTGCCGAAGATCATCGGCGAGCCGTTTTCCGGCCGGTCGTTGTGGTGCTCGGAAGGCGGGTGGACGGGCTCTCCGCTCGGGGCATTGAGCCGGCAGTGGCAGATCGACAGTGGCGGCTGGCAGGACATCGAGAACGAGACCGGACCCAGCTATGCCGGAGCGTCGAACGGCAGCGTCATCCGCTGCGCAGTGACGCTCACCAACGCCGCCGGCGAGACCACCGCCTATACCGACCCGGTGACGATCGTCGCCGTGCCGTCGCCGACGCCGGGCTTCGATCCCGCCAATCTCTTCGTCGCGCGGTCGGGCGGCTCCTACCGCCCGACAGCCAGCAAACTGCTTCGGCAGGTCGCCGGCGGCATCCCTGTGACGGCCCCCGGCCAGACTGTCGAGATGATGTACGATCATGCCGACATCAACCGCTTCTCCAACACGTTCGCCGCGCCCAACCCGACCTATCGCGCGAGCGGCACGGCCGAGTGGCTGGAGTTCAACGGCTCCGACCGGCTCTATCTGTTCCCCGAAAGCCAGCGCGACATCATGGCGTCGGTGGGTCAGGCGTTCGCGTCGATCGTCGTGCTGCCGCACGAGACCGTCAATCTCGCCTCGACGAACGGTTTCTTTGTGACATCGATCACGGAGACGTCGACCTCAGCACGATTGCTGCTCGGGCTCTACAACCAGACGCTCCAGCCGCACCTCGGCGGCCGCCGCCTCAACGCCGATTCGTTGCAGGTGCTGGCGGCCGATTTCGAGATATCCGAGAAGTTCGTCCTCACCGCGATCGTTGATTATCAGGCCGGCCACGCGCGGCTCTACAAGGACGGCGATCTCGTTTCCGTCGCGCCGATCTGGCAGACGCCGGGCCTGACCTCCAGCGATCGCCCCATGGTCTCGCTGGGCGGGGCGGTGAGCGGCGGGCTCAACAGCCACTTCGACTTCTATCACCTCGCGTTCGGGCCGTGGGCGCCGACGCCGCAGGAACTTGTCGATCTGATCGCGTGGCAAATGGACATACCGGGAGAAGACGACTGATGGACACATTCGTGCTGACGTTCAAGGATTATGAGGCGACTTGCTCATTCTCACCTGACGAGGACGACGAAGCCGAAAAGCCGTGGCACGGCGAACTGATCGGAGTTGCGCCGAGAGTTTCCTTCCGCGCCGCCGCGAGAGAGAACCTGCTCGCAGCCTTCATCGCCGCTTGCGATGACTATGAGGCGCAACGCCCAGATCGAGGCGAGCGTGGCGACGTGCCGGACCCGCGGGGGTGAGGGGCCGGTGAGCCCGCTGGCACATCTGGTGAGGGGTGGGCAAGGCGATGGCTAATATACCCGATGCCGACAAAGAGGCGCTGCTGGAGAAACTGCGGGCCATACTGAACGGCATAGATCACACCGAAACCGACCACCCTGAAGGTTGGTGGGAAACCTCGACCGGAGCGGATTTCGGACGGGAGCGGCTGAAATTGATCGAACAGTTTGTTCGTGAGGCATAATCGTAGGATCAAAAACGGATAGTCGCGCCTGAGAAGCAACAAATCATACTAATACGATGGACGCTTCTCGTACTCTGGAACAAGTGTTTTCAAAACCTCATGAGTAATCTGCCTTAATGAATGCATCTGAGGGTCTGAGATGTATGAGCTATCGCCTGACGAATTTTTGTATGTATATCCAAGTATTTGATTGTTCTTTAGTTCATAATATATTCTATCAAGTTTCTCGTCTACATGGGCCCCGCCGTCTTGATTGGAGACGAAGAGTACGAGTTGACGGCGGGTAATAGTGCGTTTTGTATAGTCCGCGATGACAACTTTCTCCCACCACTTGCTGAATGGGAGATGATTGTTGATGTGCGGATGGTCATCGAGTGCCGCGTAGAATCTAGCTCCCGTGCCATCCGCCATGACGCCGACCAAGCCGTGAGTTGCCGCCAGGTTCTCCGGATCGTACTCGAAGCAGGCATCGACAAAAGGCTGCTGCCGGATCCCCAAAAGCCCAAGCAAAGAATCTGACCGCGCAGTTTGATGAAGAAGGATTCTCAGCGAGGCCGCCATTCTTTTGGCTTCACCTACGAACCCTCGATCAAACGATTCGGCGGATGCTTTCAGAAATTCGATCTGTTCAGCTAAATGGTATTCTAGCTGCTGTCGGCCCTGCTTTATCCGTGGCAACTGACCCCCTCCCCATTTCTCCCGCCTGCATAGAAGCACGCGACCAGGGGCCTGTCGAATCCGTCACGAATAGAACGTAATGGCGAACGCAGCAGCGAAGACGCCGGCCACGATCAGGGCGAAGTAGATGGGAACACGGGGCTTGGCACGAATATCCTCGGCCAGCACCTTGAGCTTGACCGGGTCGCCCCATTTGACCCGCCGGAACTTGTAGACGTTATCGCTCATCCCGCGAGCTTGCGGGCAACTCCCTAACATCCAGCAAACCAGCCGCTCATAGGAGCGGCCAGCGCTATGGGAGAGCGCCGGTCAAAACATAGCGCAGAATCTGGACGACCTGTTCGGGATGTTCCGCAACCGCGAGGGCGGCAGCATCGATCTCTTTAAGTGCGTGCTGGTGTTCCGGCCCGTGCAGCACGATCAGCGATTTCCCCAAAGCTGACGCAACGCCCGCATCGAAAGCTGCATTCCACTGCTTGTACTGCTCCCCGAAGCGGACAACCACGACATCGGCTTCGGCAATGCCGCGGCGGGTGCGAATTGCGTTGATCTGCGCGCCCTTGCGGTCGTGCCAGAACTTGCTGTCCTCAGCGCCCAGGATCGCGACGCCGCAATCGTCACTCGCCTCGTGATCGGTCACCGGACTGGAAAAACTGATATCCAGATCGCTCGCACCCTTGATGATCTGGTTGCGCCAGTCGGTGTGAATCTCGCCTGAGAGATAGATCTTGAGCGTCATAACGTACTCCCTTCCGCTTGGACGGCCGCCCGAGAGAATCAGGAAGCGCCGGCGCGCCGATCGATAGGGGGGCATGGGTACGGCGCGCCGGCATGGTGAGGGGATAAAGCTTCACCGCTGGCGATCATAGCCCAGACCTGACCGGGGGCAAGCTGCGCCTCGCGCATGGCTTTGGGCCACCCAAGGACGGCGACCGCAGGGGGGAGATATCCCGGCGGTGCATGATCATAGGTGAAGGGCCTGAGACGATCATGCCGGCCCTTGGAAGCCGCGCCTCGGGCTATTCAGCATAAACCCTGCCGCCGGGCAACGCGGCCTTCGCACATCACCAGAACTGGAGACCAGCTATGACGAACGCGCAGAACCGCGCGGGCGACCGCTATTATGTGTATCGCCCGCTCCTTGACCTGATCGGCCTGACGGAAGGAACCGACAAGGGTCGCGGCTATGACGAGACCTTGGCCTATGGCCGGCTGACCGGCGGCCCGGTCGATCTGGTCTCGATGACGCTCACCCAGATCGATGCGCTCCAGACGCGGATGCTCCAGCACAAGGAGAATGTCTGGAACAGCTCGGCCGTGGGCCGATACCAGATCGTTCGCACGACGCTGCGTTCGATCCGCAAGACCTTGAACCTGACGGGCGCGGAGAAGTTCGACGCCGACATGCAGGACCGCATGGCGTGCTTTCTCTTGGGCCAGCGCGGTATCGACAAATATCTGGCCGGCCGGCTGAGCGAGGACACGCTGATGCTCAACCTGGCTCAAGAATGGGCGAGCCTGCCGAAGCCCGATGGTGGCGGCTATTACAGCGGCCAGCGGTCGGCGGCAACGCCGGCGCAGGTGAGGGCGGTGCTGGCCCATGTCCGCAAACGGCATGCCGAGGGGCAGCCGGTCAAGGAAGTGCCGGTCTCCGTTGAAAAGCCTGTCGTGCCGCCGGCCGTCGAGCAGGAGGTCGAAAGCAAGTCCTCCCGCTGGTCGTGGCTCACCGGCCTTGTCGGCTCGGGCGGCCTCGGCCTCGGCTGGCTCGCCGGCATGGACTGGCAGGCGGTTCTTGCCGGCGGCGCGGTGCTCGTCGTGATGCTGCTCATCATTCTGCTTCTGCGCCGGCAGATCGTCGGTGCCGTGAAGGAGATCAGGGAAGGGCTGGCGTGATGACTTTCACAGTTTCCCTCGGCTGGTGGCTCGCACCGGCCATCTTCACTGTCGCCATTCTCCTTGCGTGGAGACTGTTCGGCGTCCGCATGCGGCCTTTACAGGGCAGCATGTTCCCCGATGCGGGCGGCGCGCTGATGGAAATAGGCGGCTACCTCGTCGCGCTTCTTCTGTCGGTCATCGCGTGGCTGGCTTGGGCGTTGCTGTCATGATCAGCTTCCTCTTCTCCCGCACCGGCGCTGCAATGATCGGCATCGTTGCCGCTGCCCTCATCGCCACATGGGCGGTCAACTCCGCTTATCAGGCCGGCCGCACGACCGAGCGAACGGCCATCCTCAACCGCTCCGTCGAAATCTTGCGCGAAAGGAACACGACCGATGATGAGATCCGCAATCTGGACGATGCCTCTCTTTGCGTTGCTCTTGACGGGGTGTTCGCAGACGGTTCCTGCCAGTGAGTGCGACGGCTGGCGCAAGCTGACGCCCTCGGCTGAGACGCGCGCCTTTGTCATCGCGCAGGATCGGCCCTTTGCCGAACAGGTCGCGGCGCACAACACGTTCGGAACCAAGCGGGGGTGCTGGAAATGAGCGACGCGAGCCAGGACAGGGCCATCGGCAGGATCGAGGGCAAGCTCGACCTCATCATTGCCGAGCAAGAGAAGGCCGCGCAGGCGCGAAAGGTACAGTATGAAAAGCTGGATCAACTCGACCGCAAGGTAGAGGCGACCGAGACCAAGGTGGACGGCATCGACAAGCGGCTTGAAAAGGTCGAGGAGCCGGTTGCCGAGTTCTCGCGCTGGCGTGAGCGCGGCGTCGGCGCGATCATGCTCATCAGCTTCGCGGCGGCGTCCTTTGGCGGGTTGTTGGCGACGTTCGGCAAGAAACTGTGGGCGCTGCTGACGGGAGGTTGAGTATGTCGCCGGGCTATGCCGCCAACAGCGTTGCTCCGCCTTCATCTTCCCATCGCTGGAGAGCCAGGCGCATCTGCTGCTTTCGTCGGAAATGCATGGCCGTATCTGTTGGCCCGAGGAAGACATTGTACAGGCCGGTCTCGGTCGCATTGCCGATCTGGAACTCGCCGACCATGACGGCGGCGACGTGGAGTTCCTCATCGGAGCCCGGTTTCAGGTTGTACAGCGCCCGGACCCGTGCAAGCGCCGTCTCGATCATTGTCATGTTCGCTGGAGTAAGATGCTGCTGGTGGATGGAGGACATGGCGTCCTCCTTTCTCTGTTGGGGCTAAGGATTCCAAGGCCCTCACCCGGCAGTGCCCTTGTCAGAAACTGCCGATATCGCAGTATACGCCATTGTCACCGGATAAGCGAATCATGAAAAAACCCCGCCAGTTTGGGCGGGGCCATCGCGTTACAAGGGGGCAATGCCTGTCCTTTAGGTTACCATGTCATATGGCTTCCGATCAGCCAGGCGAAATATATTATAGCTACGAGGGCTGCCCCGCCCACAGTCCAGAACAGAGGAGGCATTTTTACTCGTTGGACATATTTCATGGGGTGTCTTTCTGCGCCGCGCCGGCGCTTCCGGACTATTCTACCCGGAGAGGCGAAGGATATCGCCATTTCGGTAACCGCTCATTTCGGTAAAGGTTCCCTTGTGCAAGAAGAAACCCCGCCGGAACCATCATCCATCTCCGCCAGGAGGTCGCGGACATCCTTGGCAGAAAGCGCCTCTGGATGCTGCATCGCATCCTGAATGTTGAGGAGAAGATCGACGCCGCGTTGGTGGAGCTTCATAGGTTAGCCTCCTTTGGCTGTGGCCCGTCGCCTTCACGCGCTCCTATTCCTTCTGATCCTGCCGCCTTTCCACCTCAGTTACAAGCGCCCCGCTGCCGAAAGGTGGCGGGGCTTTTCTCTCTTCAGGCCCGGCGCTATCCTGCCTACATGCCCAACGAGTTCAAAGGATCGGCGGCTCTATCCTCCTACCCGGAAGCGAAGGTCATCGTCGCTTGCGACAAGTGTGGGATGCGGGCGCAATTCGACAAGGCTGCAATGCTGGCTGCTGGCGGGGACAGGCCGCTGACGATCTTGCTGAAAGAGATTGCCCAGCGGAAGGGCTGCGCCAAGCTCGACTCACCCTATGTCTACGATCAGTGCCGGGCGATGTATGCCAACCTGAGGCCGAGTGCGAACGCTTATGAGCGGGCGAGGGGAGGGCGGTAGGGTGCGGCCCGCGCAGGAAATACCTCAATCAAACCAATGGGCCTTGCTACCCCGTTAGGTGCGGCCCGATTCCGTGATAAGATGTTGAAATATAGATGACTTTTCGATTACGGCGCGCGTAGTGTCAAAACTATAACGGTTCCTGCCCCGGCGAGAGGGAGGGGCTGTGATAGGCGCGATAGCCGAGCCGCCTTGCCAGCGCCGCAACCGACGCGAAGACGAATCGCTGAAACCCTTTCGGCGCGGCCGGCAGGAAGGTGGGATCGAGAAGCAGGTCGTTGACGGTCAGCGCCGCCTGAAGCGGGTTGGTGATGTCGCCCTTCCGGTTGGCCTTGCCCTGCTGCGACAGCGCGATCAGCGTCTCGAAGAAACGCTCGATCCGGTCGAACATCTCCGGTTCCGGCGTCTCGCGCAGGCCGATCTGCCTGACGTGAAGCTCGCTGTCGCCGGTATTGGCCGGATGCGTGTGCAACTGGTTGAAGCCGATGTCGACGCCGTCGGGCGCGGTCAGCTTCACCGTCCTGCCGCCGACCTTCAGCGAGGCGGTTCCTGCAATGACCTCGAACCGCTCCGCCACCTCGCCCGGCGGCCCGGCATGGTAGTGGGCGGCGGCCGGCAGCGTCTCGCCCGGCGGAACGAACCAGTCGACAGTCAGTTCGCGCCCGCCATTGTCGGCCGGAACCGACAGAAACACGATCCGGGTCCGTGTCGCCGGATTGAACAGTTCATCGCCGCGCCGCGCCATCTATGCCTCTCCCGACCGCGCGGGAAAATAATCATACATGGCATGAAGCGGCAAGAAGCGGCTACGCCTGCTGTGCGTCCGGAAGCTGTCTGGAAAAATGCCCCCGGCCCCGAGCGCCGCCGCCAGCCCGCTCGACGCCCGTGAGGGCGGAGCGGCGGCAGGGCTGATCGGGACCGGGGATAGGGCCGGCCGAGAAGGGGCCGACCACGATGCTTCACCGTGCTAGTACATCCGTAGCTCCGGGAAGCGCATGGGGTTGATATAGGGAGGGCAGGGCCGGGATACAAGCCCTCGCCACAAGACCTCCTGGTCGAAGGCGGTCGAAAACGGAATTACGCGCCGACCACGCGCTCGGCTCTCAGCCGCATCTCGCGCAGGCGGGCAGTCTTGCGGTCCCGCGAGCTGCGATCCGACGAGATGATCTCGCGGGCGATGCGATCCGTGCGTTCGGCTTTGCTTTCCTGTTTCTGCGGCTCCGGCTTCGACATATATTCGCACTCCATATCGTTATTTCATCAATATGGGTGTTGTTATTTATTATTCAAGGGCTTGGGCCCTTCAGCGAATGGCCTCCGTCGGCGTGGAGATGACTTTGCCGTCCTCCTCGCCGATGACGTCCATGTCGCGCCCCTCATAGGGGATCGACAGGAGCAGCCGGCGGATGGCGGCCAGCCGCGCCCGCCTTTTGTCGTTGGCGAGAATGACCGTCCACGGCGCGTGCTCGCTATGGGTTCGCTCCAGCATCAGGTCGCGCGCCTTGGTGTAGTCGTCCCATTTCTCGATGCCGGCAATGTCCATCGGCGAGAATTTCCACGTCTTCAGGGGGTCGTGCCGCCGGTCGTGAAACCGCTTCAGCTGCGTCTCCTGGCCGATGGCGAGCCAGAACTTGAACAGCCTGATGCCGTCGGCGACGACGCCCTTCTCGAAATGCGGCGCCTGTTCGAGGAAGAGCTCGTGCTCTTGGCGAGTGCAGAAGCCCATCACCGGCTCGACGCCGGCGCGGTTGTACCATGAGCGGTCGAAGGTGACGAACTCGCCGGCGGTGGGGAAATGGGCGACGTAGCGCTGGAAATACCATTGCCCGCGCTCGGTCTCGGTGGGCTTGGGCAGGGCGACGTTGCGCGCGGTGCGCGGGTTCATATATTGCCGCGTGACGAAGATGGTGCCGCCCTTGCCGGCAGCGTCGCGGCCCTCGAACACCACCATCACCCGCTCGCCGGTGGCCTGCAGCCAGTATTGCAGCTTCACCAGCTCGATCTGGAAGCGCTCCAGCGTCTCTTCGTAATCGTCGCGCTTCATGCGCTTGTCATAGGGGTAGCCGCCGGCGGAAAGCTCCTTGTCCTCGACCCAGCCCGGCAGGTCGGGATCGTCGATGTCGAAACGCCGCTTCTTGCCCGCGACCTCGATGCGGACCGGCTTGATCGGATCGCGGAACTTCGGCTTGCCTGCGCTCAT